ACGTCGACCGTCGACCGGTCACGGAGTCCGCTCACTTGCCCCGGACCGCCAGCATCTTGTTCGCCGTCTGCGTCCCGTACACGCCGTCCGCGCCGATCCCGACCGACGCCTGCCACCACGCCAGGGCGTTGTACGTCGCGTCGCCGAACAGGGTGTCCGTTTGAGGTCCCGACCCGACCCGGTCGAACCCGACCCACGCCGGGTTATAGACCGGCTGACCCTGCGGCGTGTTCATCGCGCAGAGGACCTGCTGCAGCCACGGGACATTCGGGTGTTTCACGTTCCGCTGGAGCGTCGGCGACCCGGGCGGAGTCGTCGCCGCTTTCCCTAGAGCGACGTTGTCGTTCGCCGGAGGCGGAGGCGTCGACCCTCCCGGGACCTTGAGGACCTCGCCCGGGTGGATCACGGTCGACGACGTCGAGGGCGGGTTCGCCGCGACGAGAGCGTCGACCGTGCATCCGAGTTTCTGCGAGATACCCCACCACGAATCTCCGGCAACGACCGTGTACGTCGACCCGGACGGAGGCGTCGGCGTCGGCGGCGTCGGCGTCGGCGGCGTCGACCCGGCGCGCCTCGCCGCCTCGGCGCGGACGTCGTCCTGATTCCACGTCCCGGACGAGTTGAGCGACCGCGGTTTCCACGGACCCTGAACCGCCGCCGCTGTCGCCGGGTCAATCTTGCGACCCGGACACGACGGCTGGCAGTACCCGGCGTGGGTCATCAGGTCGCCCGGGAGGTTCCCAAACCGGCGGTTCATCTCGTTCGACGCCCGGAAATAGGCGTCGATCTGAACCTGCGGCCACGCCTCGCCGACGCCGTTGTTCGCGACCTCGAACGCCCACGTCCGGGTGTTCCCGGAGTCCTGCGGGACCGTCCCGCGACTGAACGTGATCGGTCCGCCCTTACCCGCCGTGTTCGCCGCTCCGCCCGCGACCATCCAGACGGACCCGTCGCGCATGATCGTCGCGTTTCCGATCGGCGAGTCCGACGACCCATTGATCTGCCACGACACGTCGTTAGCCGGGGCGGTCTTGCTCGCCGTGTGATGCCACTGGACGCCGAGCGGCGTCGACGGGAACCCGCCCGACGACCGTCCTCGTTTCTGCCACCCGGCGCAGGCGCCGTCCTCGACGACCGTGAGACCGACGCCCCGTAGCCAGTTCGCCGCCTCCGTGTAGTAGATCCCGGTCATGTGATCGCCCCTTGCCTCCGGAGCCATTCGAGGATGATCCGCATCAGGTCGACGGCGAGGGTCCGGTGATCGTCGTCGAGGTCGTCCCAGGCGGGCAGAACGTTGTGTGACAGGTAGCGGCGAACGTTGTGGAGCGACTCGGCGAGTCCCTCCGGCGTCGGGTTCGGATGCGACAGGAGCCACTGGACGACGGTCTCGCCGATCGACAGCGCGAGGTTCTGCTCCTCCTCGGTCAGGTCGTCCCAGGAGCCGGGGTCGCGTCCGGTCGCGAGGTCTATCTCTCGGCGTAGATCGTGGAGCCGGTAGGCGACCTGTTCCGGGGCGGGCGGTTCGTGATCGACGGCGTCGTCCGCCTCGAAATCGCCGAACGTTGTACTCATGCCGGGACCTCCTCGGTCGGGACGGGTGGGTGTTCGAGTTCGTGTATCCGGAGCAGTAGGTCGATGTTCTCGGCGGTGAGCGAACCGAGGCGGGCGGCGAGGTTCTCGCGTACGAGGCGTTCACGGGCGAGGGCGACGAGGGCGTCGTCGAGGCGGGCGGCGACCGCGTCGCCGTTGCCGGTCACGGAGCCTCCTCGTCGGCGGCGAGTTCCTGAACGGCGGACAGGATTTGAGCGTCGGAGATAACGGACGGGTCGTCGCCGGGGCGAGGGTTCTCGGCGACGAGGGCGGACTCGTAAGCGGCGGCGAACCCGGGCGCGGCGGCGACCCACCACACGTGATCGTTCGCCCAGCCGAGCGGCTGGTGAGTCCGGCCGACCTCGACGGCGGCGGACGCGGCGACACGCTGGATGAAATCGCCGTCGTTGCTGAGCGCGGCCTGCGACGAGTAGCTCATGGGGGTCTCCTCACGGTGGCGGGACTAGGACGAGAGCGGGCGACCCGCTCCGGGCGACGGTCACGGTATGCCCGGACGTAGCAGTGAACGCGGAGGCGTCGACGGCGACGCCGCGGAGGTCGGCGTCGCAGTGCATCTCGAACAGGACGGCGGAGGCGTTCGACACGACGAGGTCGGCGACCTTGCCGTTCAGTCCGATAGCGGACCCGAAGTACCGGTTAGCGACGGCGAGGGACCCGGCGCCGGGGTCGACGGAGGCGACTCCGGCGGTCGTGACCGTGTCGAGGACGGTCCACGTCGTCCCGTCCGGCGCGGTCTCGAACCGGACGACGTGTTGCCCCGCGCCGTTGTCTACGTCGAGGGTCGTACGGAGCCATCCCCATTGCGCGGTGGCGAACGGCCAGGCGACCGTCGCCGTTCGAGTCTGCGTCGCTCCGGCTTGCGCGAACAGGAGGACCGGGCGCGCCGAGGCGTCGAGGCGGAGAATGAACCGGTTCGTCCCGGTCGCCGACGTCACCCAGCGTTCGCAGATAGTCCGGTTCCCGGAGCCGGGGACGCCGTTCATCGCGAGGCGGGCGACGATGATCAGGTCGTCGATCACGGGCGAGTCGTCGGGTTGCTGACGTAGCGCGTTGCTCGCCGTCGCCGGGGCGTCGACCCAGCCGAGCGGGACGGTCGACGCCCGGAACCCGGACGCGACGACGCCGAGCGGCGACGGCATTAGGCGAGGTCCCCGACGAGTAGCCAGGCGTTCGTCGCGACCTTGACGAGGGACGCCGCCGACCCGGTAGCGCGGAGCGTCGCCGAGGGCGTCGCGGTCAGGGTCACGCCGCCCGCGGGCGACAGCGTGAGGCGACCCGCCCCGGTTTGCGCGACGTCCATCCGGAACCCGACCGGGATCGGGGCGGTCGCGTTCGTCGGGATCGTGAGCGTGATAGCGGTCGACGCCGTGAACTGGACGAGTTGATTCTCGTTGCTCGCGGCGACGCTCCCGGACGTCGCTCCGGTCGGGACGACGACCTGACGTTGCCCGTCGCGGAGGGCGAGCGGACTGACCGCCGCCGACGACGTCGTCCCGGCGGTCACGTCCGCCGCCGACGCCATGAGGGTCAGTCCGACGACCGCGGTCGTCGCCTGCGGGATCGTGTACCACGTCCCGTCGTCGCGGAGGACCTTGCCGCCGATCGTGACCGGCGCGGGGACCGCCCCGTTCACGGTCGACGTGAACGCCCGCGTCGCGAGGGCGTCGACGTACTGCTTGGTCGTCGCCTCGGTCGCGCCGACCGGGTCGGCGTTTAGCCAGAGCGGGACGCCCGCCGTGATCGACGTGTCGGCGACCGTGAACCGGGTCGTGTCGCCGGTCATCAGTCGGACCATCTGTCCGGCCGGGGCGTTCAGTCGCAGGTTGCCGCCCGCCGCCGCCGTGACCTTGGCGGAGGAGTCGTCGACGATCAGGTCGCCGGTCAGGGTGTCGCCCGCGGCGTTCACGTACCGCGGGTCGTACGTCGGGAATCCGTCCGGCCAGTTGGGCGCGCCGCCTCCGCCTCCTCCGCCGCCTCCGGCGAGGGCGGCGGCGATCGCCGCGTCGACGTACTGCTTGGTCGTTGCCGCCCCGGCGAGTGTCGGCTCCTGGACGATCAGGGGACCGGTCATTGTGTCGCCCGCCCGGTAGACGTACGTCGCGTTAATGATCGTTCGGGCGGCGTCGATCGCGGCGTCCGTGTACGCCTTGGCGTTCGCCTCGACGTCGCCCGGGGCGAGGTCCGTGTGGGCGGTCCCCTGCGACGCGGTGATCACGCCCTGCGGGAGTCGCGGGGTGACGTCGTCGACGCCGACGTACCGGAGGGTCATGCCGCGTCCTCTACGGCGTCGAGGCGTTCGGCGAGTTCCTGAACGGCGGCGGCGAGGAGCGGGATCACGGGGAGGAGGTCGACGGACTGACCCTTGATCGACCCGACCTCGACGCCGAGGCGCGCCGCCTCCGCCTCGGCGTACACGGCGTCGCGTTCGCCGAACACGGCGTCCGGGACGACGTCGGCGAGTTCGTGAGCGATGAACCCGTCGAACGCCCGCCCGCTCTCTTTCCATCGCAGGTGTTTCGGGAGGAGGCGCATCACCCGGTCGAGGGCGCCGACGATCGGTCCCAGGTCGTCCTTGAGGCGGTAGTCGGACGGGGCGGTGATCCGCCCGTTCGTGATGTGGATTCCGACCGGCGCGGCGGCGTCCTGATTGATTTCCGAGAGGATTCCGCCCGCCGCGTTCGCGAACTGGATAAAGGCGGTCTCGTCGGCGTCCGTCTTGTGACGGAGGAGCATGTTCGGGACGGCGTTCGTCGCGGTCGTCGAGTAGATCGTCCCGGACTCGAACAGTTCGACGCCCGGGTTCGTCGACCCGCCGACGCTCTTGCCCCACATGAACGACGCCATCGCCCGGCCGCGCTCCTGACCGTTGTAGGTCAGGACGGTTACGCCCGTGTTCGAGTTGAGGATGATGTTCCCGGCGGCGCCGGTCGTGAGCGTGATATCGCCCGACGACCCGGTCGCGAGGGCGAGGGTCCCGGTCCCGTTCGCGGCGATCCGGACGCCGCCGTTCGCGACCTCGTTCGTGATCGTCAGGGTCGTGGAGCCGGGGAACCCGATATAGCCGGTCCGGGTCCCGGGCGACACCATCGACACGCCCGCCCCGTAGAACGACAGGTAGGCGTCGTGGAAGTCGTTCCCGGCGGTCGACGTGTCGATGAGTTGAATCTGCCCGCCGTTCCCGCCGACGCGGAGCGGACCGACGTTCACGTCGAGACCCGCCGACAGCGTGAGCTTGCCGGTCGCCGTGAGCGTCCCCGTGACGTCGACGCCGCCGGAGTCGACCCGCAGGTGCTCGACGGCCGGGGTCCCGACGAGGAACCGGTGAACGGCGGCGTTCGAGTCGGCTTGGTAGATCATCTGCGTCGACTGACCCTGGATATACCCGAACCGGGTCGCGCCGGTCGTGTTCTCGAACTCCAGGAACGGGGCGTCGCCGGTACGGCGTAGCTGGATACCCGGGGACCCGGTGATCGTGAGCGTCCCGACGATCGGCGGCGTCCCGTCGACCTTTACGGATCGGGTGTTCAACTCGTCGGCGACACTCTTACCCCACGCCGAGGTAATGAGTTCGCCCGCTACGGGGACCTTGATCGGTACGGCCATGTCGTCCTCCTCCTAGAGTCCGCGCGCCCAGGTCGCGGCGTCCCATTCGGCGATATCGGTCTCGTCCCAGCGGGCGGGTTGCGGACCCGTTTCGAGGAACGGGGTCACGTCGTCGAGGGCGATCCGAGCCTGCCACGCGGACGGCGTGATCGAATGTTCTACGCCTACGACGATCATCGTCCGGTCGATCACGGCGACGCCGTTCAGGTAGTGCTGGCACGCGATCCGGGTCGGGACGTACGGCGAGGCGAGGCACATTGTCCGGACGGTCTCCGGGTTCGCCGCTTTCGCGTCGATCACGACCGACGCGACCCGTGGCATGTACCGCCAATTCCGGAGGGCGAGGACCCGGGCGGCGAGCGAGTTCAGGTCCGGGTCCGTGTCGGTCTCCATGTCGCGGCGGGTGTAAGTCTCCGCGCCGAACAACGACAGTCCGCCGGTCGTGTCGTCGTACACGCGGTCCGCCTCGCCCGACCGACCGAGGACGACCCGGGTCGTGATATCGGAACGGCTCCACGACAACGCCCACGACGACGGGCAGGTGTCGCCGTACACGGGCGGAACCCACGGTCCGGTCAGGTTCAGGAGTCCCGACCCGGCCGGGTCCTCCGTCGTGACGACGGTCGCCGCCGTCGACCGGTACAAGGACGACCCGGGCGGGTCCTCGACGGGCGTCGACGGCGTCGGGTCGAACAGTCCGTCCGGTCCCTCGGCGAGCGGGAACGGGTCGTAATGACCGGGCGTCCCGCGGTACCCGGTGTTCGCGATCGTCGCGGCGACCTTGTCGTTCAGGTCGTAGGACGGCCAGTCCCGGCCGTGGAACACGACCCGCGGGTCGACGTGATCGCCGCCGAGGTCGCCGAGGACCTGACCGCCCGCCGAGTCCGCCGCCCGGTTCAGGAGGTCGACCGCTTTCGCCCCGTACTTAGTCGCCCGGAGCGGGATTGAGGAGGCGTCGATTTTCTGCCGGTACGTCGGCCACCCGGCGGCGGCGAGTATCGACGTGATCCGCTGCGTGACCGTCTGGTGTAGTCCGACCTCGGTCGTGAGCGCGGCGACCTGCGCTTTACCGGCGTCGCCCTTGGCGTCGATGCATTCGAGGGTGATCCTCGCCCCGTCGACCGGGTCGTACGTCGGGTCCGCCGAGTCGATGTATCCCGCCCACAGGGTGACCGGGTCGAACCCGGCCACGCGGACGCCGAGGCGGAGCGACCGGCCGGGGCGGACCGTGAGGAGTTCCGCCGTCGACGCCGCGTCCTCGATATTCGTCCGCGGGAAGTTCGCCCAGCCGGACTCGTTCTCGCAGGTGATCGTCGCCGTCCCGACCTCCCATTGATCGGCGATCCGTTCCCGCCCGGCCTGCGAGGAGGCGTCGAGGACGTGGCAGGTCACGTCGACCCAGTACGGCTCCGTGCCGCCCCACGTCGCCGCCGGGTCGTCCCAGCGGTCGACGTCCCACTGGGCGAGCGACGCCGAGTTGTACGTCGACCCGATCCCGACCTCGACGAACGGGGTCACGTCCGGCAGGTTGTCGATCGTCGGCGCGCTCACGGCGAGACCCGCTCGCCGCCGATTCGTAGTCCGCGCCGGACCGAGCGGGTCACGGCGCGTTCGACGTCGAACCGGTTCCCGATCACGGCGGCGGCGACGGTCACGTTCAGGTTCACGACCCGCGCCGGACCGGACGGCGCGGCGACGACGATCGACGGACCGGAGAACCCGGCCGACGCCATCGGCGTCGGGGCGTCGAGGAGGTCGACGCCGTCCTCGGACAGGAGCGCGGACTGCGGGACCGCCGACAGGGTCGCCGCTGTCGGTCCGGTTTTCACGTACCCGCCCGTGACGCCGACAGTCCGAGTGACGCGGAGAGTCGCCGGGAGGATGATCGGGTTATTGGTCTGCTTTGACTGGAACGCGTTCACGTCCGCTTGCGCGCCGGACGTGTTCACACTCGACGGGAGGACGACCGGGTGTTTCTGTCCGTACGTGACGACCGTCTGGACCGCGCCTTGATAGTCGCCGACCGACACTTGGTACGCGATCCGAGCCTGAACCTCGGCGGGTAGATCGTCGATGATCCCCTGGAGGAGTTGTAGCTGCTGGATCGCTAGCTGATCGCCGATCAGGTCGTACTGCGTCGAAAAGTTCTCTGGGACGAACCCGATCTGCCGCAGGAGTAGCTCGGCGTCCTCGGTCGAGATGCCGAGTTGATTCGATAGCTGGGCGAGGGTCCGGAGGTAGAGACCCTGCATTTTCTGATTGAACGTGTCGACCGACCCGCGGGAGTCGTCGAACGCCTGCTGGATATCCGGGATCAGGGACGACCCCAGTTCTTTGAGGGCGTCCCAGAATTGGCGACCCTCGCCGGTCGACAGGTCCGGGAGGAGTGTCCCGGCGTCCGCGTGCGCCGCCTCTAGGTCGTCGAGGGCACCCTGCAGTCCGGCGACGCCGTCCTTGGCGCGCTCGGCGTCGCCGAAGAACGTACCCATCGCGTCCGAGGTCGCCTGGATCGACGCGGTCTGCCATTCGACGCCGCCGACGACCCGACCGAGTTCCTGGAAATCGACGACGGCGTCGGACGCGGCGTCGGCGGCGTCGGCCGTCGCCTTACTCATCGCCTCCGCCTCTTTCGCGCCCTTGCCCTGGGCGATCGCTAGCGCCTCGACCTCCGGCGTCGTGAGGTTCATAGCGGCGGCGAGGACGTTCACGTTCTCGGCGGTCGTGTCGAAATCGGCGTGTCCGTCGCGGAGGTCGTTCACGACGTCGTGCCAGATCGCCCGGAGGTCGACCATGTGTCCGCCGGTCTCGAACAGTCCGTCGTTCAGGACCGAGAGCGGGTCGTCCTTAATCTCCATCGCCCGCAGTTCGTCGTTTATGTCGGCGAGCGACGGGGCGAAGAATTCGGCGGCGGCGGTCGCGCCTTTCGTTCCCTCGGTCCAGTTTTTCGTCGCCTCGAAAACGCCGTCCATGATGGCCTTGTAATCGTCGACGGACAGTCCCGCGGCCTGGAGGACCTTGTCGAGGTCGACGATCCCGGGGAGGAGGTCGAAGTCTGCGCGGGTCGACGCCCCGGACCGGATCACGCTGTCGAGGTCGTGGAGCGACACGCCGACCGCGCCGAGGTCGTCGGCGAGGTTCTCCGTCTTTTCTTTGTGGAGTAGTTGTCCCAGGAACGAGTTGTCGTCGACCCGCGCCTCGAACACGCCGTCGAACGAATCGCGTAGCGCGGCCGACGTGTTACCGAGGTCGTCCATCGCTTTCGTGAAATCCTTGACCTGCTGAGCGTCGAACGCTTTCGTCGCGGCGAGGTTCTGCATGGCGTTCGTGACGGCGAGCGTCGCGACCGACAGCGCGGCCATCGGACCGGCGACCCGGGCGAGGTTCGACAGCCTGATGTTCCCGTCGACGGCGTACTCGGCGAGTTGACCGATGCCGACGCCGAGCGACCCGACGACGCCGCCGAGTTGTCCGAGGTCCTGCGCCGCGTTCCCGGCGAGGTTCGCGAGGACCGACCTCGACTGATCGCTCTCGGAGCGGACGTGTTCGAGGGACCCGCCGACGCGGGTGAGTCCGCTGTCGAGGGCGTCGAGGCGGACGCCCTCGGCGCGTTGTAGCTCGCCCGCGAACTCGCGCGCCTTGCCCTCAATCTGGTCGAACGTGAGACCGATGTTGCGGAGACCGACGACGACGTCCTCGATTTTCGCGTCGTCGATCGGGACGGATAGTCCGCCCTTGATCGACGCCATCGCGGATTTCATTCCCTCGACCTCGGACGTGACCTCGTCGACGCGGGACGCCATCGCCCGCAGCGCCGCCTCCGCCGGGTCGGCGTCGAGGTCGATCGGGATAACCGCCTTTTCGGTCAGGTCATCTAGCCGGGTTTCGAGACCCTTGAGTTCACGGTCGGCGGACCCGGTGTCGGCGTCGACCTTGATCGTGACCTTTTCCGTGTTCCTCGCCATTACCGGATCGCCCTCCCGATCGCTCCGTCGAGTGCTTTCACGCCTGCCGTGATCGCCTTACGGGCGGTCCGGTCGGTGATATCGAAACCCGCCCACGTCGACCCTCGGACCGAGACCCTCGGACCCCACGGCGTCGCGAGGGCGTGACCGCGCCGGGCGCGGGCGGGACGCGAACGCCGCCGCCCCTTGTCGGCGAGGGCGTACGTCGCGCCGGACATTTCGACCGACGCCTCCCCGGCCGACGTCGACGGTTCGATCCTCGCCGCCCCGGCGTCCGACCCTGACATGCGGAGGTCGCCGCCGATCGCCCGCGCCGTCGCCGCCCGCATCGCCTTAGCCATCGCCTCGGCGGACGGGCGGAGTAGGCGAGGACTACGGAGCGATCGTTCTACGTCCTCGACGTACCTAGACAGGTCGAGAGCCACCGGGTCACGTTGCGTCGCCGACGACCCACGCCGAGGAGTCCCAGTGAGCGTGCGAGGAGTCGCCGAGGACGACGTACTGACCGGTCGTCCACGCCGTCTGCGGTGACGCCGTGACCGACGACATTCCGGCGAGCGTCTGCGGCGGCGTCCCGTTAAACCCGCCGGGGATACCGGCCGTCGCGATCGTCGCCGGAGTCGGGACCGGCGCGCCGCCTCCGCCCGGGATGATGACCGAGCCGGAGGCGGTACCGAACGCGACGTCCGGCTTGCGGGAACACGGGAGCGACAGCGTCGCCGTGAGCGTCGTACGGGCGTCGCCGCCGATCGTCCCGGCGATGATCCGACAGCGTCCGATCGCTTTCGGCGGGACGTCGTTCGCCAATGCGAGGTAGAAAAACGCCTCGCGGGTGTCCTGCTCGAACAGGAACCGGTTGAGTCCGTTCACGAGGTCGGGGTCCTGCAGGAACGTCGTGTCGACCGCATACGAGGTGACGCCGACGTTCGTCACGGTTTCCTCCGGACCGCAGAACGTCGCCGGGGTCGTGTCGTCGGACGTGTTCGGCGACGCCGTGAGCGCACCGCTCGTTACCTGGCAGGTGAAGTCGCCGAGACCGCCGGACGTGTAGTCGGCGATCACGGCGGTCGTCGCGCTCTTGCCGCCCGGCGCCTGCCAGCCGGGGTCATACCCGACCGCCGCCGTGTCGACGATCGACAATCCGAACTTGCCGTCTTCGATCTGGAATACGTGACTCGGCATTAGGGGACCTCCTCGGTCAGCAGTAGGCCATCGACGCGACGACCTGGGCGGTATACGACGGCGTTTCTCGGTCGGCGACAGCGGTCACGGTGGCGCGGGTTTCGACGAGGCGGAGAGCGATCGACGAGTCGGACGGCGGCGCCCACAATCGACCGGTGACCCAGTCGGCGAGCGTGTCGAGTTGCGCCTGCGCCTCGTCGTCGCGGAGCGTCCGTCCGAGGACGTAGACCGGGACCGTGACCTCGACGACGGAGCGGACGTCGGCGGACTCCTCCAGGAGCGGGCGACCGACGCAGATCGCCGGGAGGTCGTCGGCCGAACCGGGCAGCCAGAGGTACACGCCGCATCCCGCCTCCGGGACGTCGAGGAGGGCGTGAACGGCGCGGCGCGCCGACGTGATCGGGTTCCGGTCAGGGTTCACGCGATCCCGACCCGCGTGCAATCGACGTGACGTTCTAGGAGCGACTCGATATCGGGGTCCGAGGCGACGATTCGTACGACGCCGAGGTCGCCCCATCCGGCGACGCCCTCCGGACTGTTGCGGCGGGCGTAGAGGCGCGAGGCGAGAATCAGGATCGCCTCGACGACCTCGGCGTGTCGCTCGCCCGGGACCTGATCCGGGTTCGCGTACACCCGGTCGTCGACCCAGGCC